ATGTTTCGAGACGGCGGTCCTTTGGGCCGCCGTTTTCGTTTGTGGGTCGTGCCGGCGGGCAGAACGATCAAGGTGTTTCCAAATAGACCCGTGCGGCTTTATGGTGGCGCCGCTTCTGCCGCGCATGAGTCGCGGTGCGTGTTTTTCGGCACGCATATCTCCATGGGGCCCCATGGCGAAATTGGTAAACGCAGCAGACTTAAAATCTACCATATTTACATGCACATGTGGATACAGTTAGAAGAACCCTCGGTTTTCACCGGGGGTTTCTTGCATTTGGACTGCCGTGGAATTAATCCACAGTTGGATTAGCTTTGCTGCATTCCATGCCTACTGCTGCAGTGGCGGCAGCAGGGCTCCAGCAGCGCAGTCTAATGCGTTCACTTCACACCAATTGATTAGCTGAATGTCCTGCCTTCGGGCGGGCGTTTTACCTTGTCTGAAAGCATCCACATGGGGATGCAGTCAATTAGGTTCCACTAAAACGGAGAGCCCCTACTGAAAGTAGGAACGGAAAGCTCCCCCATCCCTCCCAGACCAATAGAGGAAAGAGAAACATTATGTATGACTCTAAGTTAGACAGACAGATTGAACTCGAAGAGGAAATGTTTGGGATGGGTATCGAGAGATACCGCAAGCAGGTGGCAGAGTTGGAACAGTCAGGTGGAGGGTCATCCATGCGACCAGCAGTTCGTCTGATGAAACAGGCCATTGATCCAGTGTCTACAGGCATTGCTGATTTTGTGTCATCGGTCTACGAGACCAAGCGGGGGAGGAGAGCCACAGCCGCTGTCTACCTCAAGGACATGGACCCTGATGTCGTGGCATTCATCGCCCTGAAGGTGATCTTCGATTGTCTCACCAAGAACATGATGCTGCAGAGCTGCGCGACCACCATTGGTATGCGCTTGAATGAGGAGCAGACATACACTGCGTTCTCAGAGCAGCACCCTGGCTATTTCAACCACATGTCACGGGAGCAGTCCTCACACACACGGCACCGCCGTACAGCTATGAACCACGCCGCCAAGCGGCTGGATGTCCACTCATCCCACTGGCCGGTGACTGACCAGCTGCATGTGGGCAACAAGCTGATCGAAATCATTATGGATAAGACCGGCTTGGTTCACATTGACAAGCGCACGGTGGGCAAGAATGACACGCGCATGTATGTGGTTCCCACGGCAGAGACAATGAAGTGGATCGAAGAGTGTCACTCGTTCTGTGAGGTGCTCAACCCGGTCTATATGCCGTGCATCGTGCCGCCTAAGCCTTGGGTCAACCCACTCGACGGTGGCTACCACACGGACGCTTTCGGCCCTACAGCCTTCGTTAAACGGGGTGAAGGTATGCACCACAAGAACTACCTTGAGGAGCTGGGCAATCATTGGGAGCAAATGGAGCCTGTTTGGAGGTCAGTCAACGCCATGCAATCCACGGCTTGGGGGATCAACCCTGACGTGCTGCGCGTTGCGCGGGAAATCTGGGATGATGGGGCAGGGGTTGCTGGTCTACCAATGCTCAACGACATAGAGATACCCTCCGCGCCTATCCCGGCTGGGACACGCAAGGAAGATTTCACGCCGGAACAGAAGGAAAGCTTCATCGCGTGGAAGCGCTCTGCCACTGCGCTCTACACAGCGAACACCAAGATGCGGTCAAAGCGCCTGCAACAGGCGAAGATCATCGCCACAGCCTCACGTTTTGAGGACGAGGAGTCGATCTACTTCCCGTACCAGCTTGATTTCCGGGGCCGGGTGTACGCCATACCGACCTACCTCAACCCACAAGGGAACGACTTGGCTAAGGGTTTGCTCCGCTTTGGTGAAGGGAAGCCTATTGCAACAGGTGAGGCGGCTGGTTGGCTTGCTGTTCACGGGGCGAATTGCTTCGGGTTCGACAAGGCTGCTTTGGCAGATCGTATCCAATGGGTTCTCGACAACGAGGAGTCTATTCTTCGTGTCGCAAAGCATCCACATGAGGAACAGTTCTGGATGAGGGCAGATAGCCCCTTTTGCTTCCTCGCGTTCTGCTTTGAGTGGGCTGGCTGGCATGCTGAGGGTTATGACTTCGTGTCTCACCTCCCAATTGCGATGGACGCCAGTTGCTCAGGTCTACAGCACTTCTCAGCCATGCTGCGCGACCCTGTCGGTGGTAAGGCGGTGAACCTTGCGCCTGCTGAGGAGAAGCAGGACATCTACCAGACCGTTGCGGACGCGGTGATCACAAAGCTGGCGGCAACCAACACCGTGATTGGTGCGAAGTGGTTAGGCTTCGGGATCAACCGGAAGACAACCAAGCGTTCGGTCATGGTGCTGCCTTATGGCGGGACGTATCGCTCGTGCGCAGCGTATGTCGAAGAGTGGTTCATGGAGATGGTCAACGAGGGTGGTGCTCTCGACCCCTTCGACGATCTCGATGAGTTCAAAGAAGCGAAGAAGATGCTGGCGGGCTTCGTGTGGTCAAGCATGAGTGAGACTGTCATCGCGGCGCGTGAGGCGATGGGTTGGCTGAAGAAGGCAGCAAGCTGCCTTGCGAAAGAGCAGACACCTATTCACTGGACGACACCTGCAGGCTTCCTCGTTATGCAGGCGTACCCAGAGGTGGAGCAACAGCGCGTTAAGACCAAGTTCGGAGACTCGATCATGAAGCTCTCTCTCCGTAACGAGACAGACATTCTGTCAAAGCGGCGGCAGTCTCAGGCTATTGCCCCCAACTTCGTTCACTCAATGGATGCCAGCCACATGTTCCTCACTGTGGACTTGGGGTTGGACAATGGTGTTTCAGACTACGCCATGATCCACGACAGCTTCGGTACACACGCCTGTGACACACAGATGCTGGCAGCGTGTATCCGCGAAGCCTTTGTCGCCATGTATGAAGACAACAACGTGCTGCAGCAGTTCGCTGATCAGGTCACACCCATCCTCACAGAAGGTAATGACCTCCCATCACTCCCGGTGCAAGGCGACTTGGACCTATCAGGTGTGCGGGACTCCACGTTTTTCTTTGCCTGAAAGCATCCACATGAGGATGGGAATGTTTAGGTGCCACTAAAACTGAATGAAACACACATCGGAAAGGGAAGTCACATGAAGGATTTCTGCCGAATATTCAACCACCCCACTCGGGGACAGATGGTTGCACTTCTCGGAACAAACGAGGATGGCAATCCGTGTCTGAGTCTCTCTGTTCGACCACCAGAGTTGGGCGTCTGCTCTATTCAATTGGCTCGCGACAATGACGAGCCTGAAGACTACGAGCTAATGCAAGAGGCTCTCGACAGCCTCACGTTGGACATGGTGACAGGCTTCACGCTTGGGCTGTTCAACTTCCTCTCCCCACCCACAGTAGACAATGAGGAGCAACGCTGATGCGTTCAAACATCACGATCCGCATTGGTGCAGCACATGATGATGTCACCGTCGATGGTGTCACATTTGACCGTTCACGGATGAGTAAACCGGAGAAGCGGAAGCTTAGCCGGATGATCACCGCCGCGAAGAAAGCGGAGTACGACTTGTGAACATCCTCCGTTCTATGAAGGTTCGAGACAATCACGGTGACTCCACAGAAGTGGATGTTACTGACGATGCGGTTGTGGTTCGTACTGAAGGCATTGATGAAATGGTCTTCGACCTTCCCAACCTCAAGCGTTATCGCAAAGCTATTGTGAAAGCGGAGGCGTTGCTCGCTGCGTTGGTGGCTACATGAACAAAGACCTCATGAACCTCATTCCGTCACGCCTCGCTGCCGAACGCACCTTCTCGGTGATCGATCACATCCAGCAGTGGAAGGCACATGAACAGGTTGTCGCACTTGCGGCCACCTTCCTTCTGCTCTGCGAAACACAGCGCATCAACCCCCGTGAAGCTCTGGCAACAGCCGAGCGCATCATCACACACGCCGAAGGCAAGCTCCCAGAGTTCACTGCAATCCGGCAATACCTGAAAGAAGAGATCAATGTTTGAAAACCTCAAAGCTGCGGTGCTGAAAGCCCTGCCGTGGAAAAAGGAGAGTGTGGCTTCCGTCCTCGTGACGTTCTACACGGCTGCGGACAAGCTGGACGCGATTGCTGAGCGAGAAGAAACCGCCCGCGACACCGCCGACAAGGCTGCAGATGCTATCTGGATGCAGGCCCGCGACCACGGACGTGAACGCAATCGCGCCATCAAGTCCGCCCGCTTTCTACGCTCCATCGGCGATGATGTCTGAGTTCCCTGGACATCCTGCTGCGCTCATCCAAATCGCTGAGCGTTTTCTCCAAGACGACAAACCCATGCCGGTCGATTTGACCGCCCGACTTCTGGAAGCTGGGATAGACGTATCCGAACTCACACCCCCTGAACTAGACACCGAGCATGTCCCTGACTGGCTCGCTGTTCTCTCAATTGCATAGGAGCCACCATTGGCTGAATACAAAAAGAAACAGAAGTTCAACTCCCCGGTTGGAACAGCCGGTTACGCATGGTTGAATAAGCCAGATACCAAGTTTGATGACGATGGTGTCTACACAGTTAAGCTGATCTTAGAGGGCGATGACGCCACTGCATTCCAAAAACTGATCGACGGGCTTGTTGATGCTGCTTGGGACGAACTTACGGCTGACTGGACGAACGGCAAGAAGAAGAACCATTCCAAATATCACCCATACAAGCCAGAGGAAGACGATGAGGGCGACCCAACGGGACGCACGGTCTTCAATCTCAAGCAGAACGCTGTCATCAACACGAAGAAGGGTGAACGGATTGAGGTGAAGATACCTCTATATGATCGGTTTGGTCGGAAGACCACCAAGGCGATTTTCCCCGGATCGAAGATTGAGACTGAGTTCTCGACACGCAGTTGGGTTCAGTCCAAGGACAAAGAAGTAGGCATCACGCTAGACCTCTCCGCTGTTCTGGTTCGTGAGTTCGCGGAGTCCACTGGCGGCGGAAATCAATCCGCTGAAGGTCGCGGCTTTAACGTCGATCAGGGTGAACCTGACGAACCAGCTGAAGACTCTGCTGAAGGCTCAGGCTTCAACTCCGAAGGTGGAGCACCGGCTGACGAGAACCCAGATTTCTAACTGGTCCTACAACAAGAGCGCCCTGGCTGCGGGCTATCGTTCCGGCCTCGAATTTGAGGTTCAACGACAGCTGGACAAGCTGGGCGTTCAAGCTGAATACGAGAGCGTCAAGCTCGCCTTTGTAAAACCTGCGCGGGACGCGAAGTACACACCAGACTTCGTGCTCCCAAACGGGATTATCATCGAGACCAAAGGTCAATTCGTTGTGGCCGATAGGCAGAAGCACATTCTGCTGAAAGAACAGCACCCGCTGCTGGACATTCGGTTTGTCTTTTCCAACCCACGGTCCCGTATAGGGAAGGGCAGCAAGACGACATATGAGATGTGGTGCGAGAAGCATGACTTCTACTATGCCAAGAAGCTAATCCCTGAAGAGTGGATTGAAGAACCCTTTGAGCAGGATCGCTATGACGCCATTGCAGCGGCGGCTCCTGTCCCCAAAACACGGGGGAAGAAGAAATGAAACCAGAGGATGTGAAATACCTCGTTGTTCACTGCGCTGATACACCTCCAGACATGGACATTGGCGCGAAAGAGATTGATAGGTGGCACCGCAAGCGCGGTTTCAACGGCATAGGGTATCACTATGTCATTCGTCGCGATGGTACACTAGAGAGTGGCCGTCCATTAAATATACCGGGTGCTCATGCTAAGCCTCACAACCGCTGGAGCATTGGTATCTGCCTTGTAGGTGGACGCGCGTCGGAAGGTACGGAGCCCGAGAACAACTTCACAGATAAGCAGAGGCTCACACTGAGTGTACTTCTTGAAGAGTTCGTGCGGGATCACCCTAAGCTTGAGGTTGTCGGTCATCGAGACCTCAACCCCCGGAAGGCATGCCCCTCATTTGACGTGAAGTCTTGGTGGCAGATGCTCACTGATCTGGACCTCGTGTCTACAGGCCGCTGCGAATAAGTTCCACTTAAACACAGACACATTCAGCAACCCTCTGCTCGTTCATTCGAGTGGGGGGTTTTTGCGTTGGAGAACCCATGCCTGAAATCGAAGACGAAGAGAGCCACATGCTCCGGCATGAGCCCTGCCCAAACTGTGGATCGAGAGACAACCTCGCGCGTTACAGCGACGGACACGGCTTCTGCTTCGGGTGCCGCTACCACGAACACGGCGACGGGACCGCTACGTCCACCGCCTCATCAAAATCATCCGACAGGAAGTCAATCCCCATGCTCAAGACTGGCGAGTACAACTCACTGCGAAAGCGGCGGATCAGCCAAGAGACTTGCGAGAAGTTCCGATATCAAGTCGGTACATATGAAGGCGAGGGTGTTCCCTCCAAAGAAAAGTTTGACGGACGGCCTGTCCACATCGCGAACTACTGCGACGAGACCGGACGACCAGTTGCCCAGAAGATCAGAACAGCTGACAAGGACTTCACATTTATCGGAAGTCCTTCAGAGGCTGGGCTCTTTGGTCAACAGCTCTGGCGTGAAGGCGGTAAGCGGATCGTGATCACAGAAGGTGAGATCGACTGCATGACTGTCTCCCAGCTGCAGGGCAACAAATGGCCTGTCGTGTCCCTTCGTAATGGCGCGTCCGGTGCAGATAAAGACATCACCAATGCTCTCAAATGGCTCCTCACGTTTGAGGAAGTTGTCCTCATGTTCGACGAGGATGAAGCCGGTCGTGAAGCAATCGACATCGCCGTCAAGAAGTTCCCCGTTGGTCGGGTGAAGATTGCCACGCTCCCACTTAAGGATGCCAACGCAATGCTATGCGAAGGCCGAGGCGATGAAGTACGCAACTCGATCTGGGAAGCCAAGGTGTGGCGGCCTGCCGGTATCGTGACGTTCGCTGACCTGCGTGAAGGTATCCTACGTGTCCCTGAGATGGGCCTCCCGTGGTGGCTCGAACCACTCACGGCTGTAACCTATGGCCGTCGCTTCGGTGAGGCTTACGGCTTTGGCGCAGGGACCGGCATTGGGAAGACAGACTTCTTCACTCAGCAAATGGAGTACGACATCCAGACACTGGGTCATAAGATCGGCATCTTCTCCCTTGAACAACAGCCGAGTGAGACAGGCAAGCGCCTCTGCAACAAGTTCGCTGGCCGTACATTCCACATCCCCGACAGTGGGTGGACCCAAGAAGAATTGATTGAGACCTACGATAGGGTCAACGATCTAGGGAAGCTATTCCTCTACGACCACTTCGGTTGTCAGGATTGGGACGCGATCAAAAATACGATCCGCTACCTCTGCCATCACGAGGGCGTCCGCATCTTCTACCTCGACCATCTAACAGCTTTGGCTACTGGTGGTGAGGAGAAGGAAAACAAAGTCCTAGAACGGATCATGGCGGACATCGGTGGCTTGGTGAAAGAGCTGGACATCGTCTTCCACTACATCTCTCACCTCACGACACCGGACGGCACACCTCATGAAGAAGGTGGGCGTGTAACGATCCGTCAATTCAAAGGCTCACGGGCTATCGGATACTGGAGCCACTTCATGTTTGGCATGGAGCGCAACCAGCAGGCTGAAGACCCAGCCGAACGGAGCATCACGACTCTTCGTTGTCTCAAGGACAGATACACAGGACGTGCAACAGGGGAGATGTTCCTCCTCGACTACGACCATGAACGCGGGCGGCTTATCCCAGCAGAGGAGCAGGCCCCTTCATCCTTCAGTGTCGAAAAAGACCCAACTCAACCGAAAGAAGACTACTGATGTTTGAACTCCTCCTCTTCCTAACTGTCTACCTCTTGGTAGGTGCAGCCCTTACCGTACAAGCCTTCATCTACATCCCCGGTGTGAGCCCGAGCGTCCTTCGCCGTGTGTTGTTCACGGTGTGTGTATCTCTCGGTTGGCCGGTGGTCATGTTCGCAGCGACACAAGAATGGTGGGAGAGCTTCTAGCGCCCCCACGCCTACTCCAACCACAATTGCATCTGAAGGATCAAGATAATGAAAGTTGAAGTGCATAAAGATGAAACCCTCGCGTTACCGGAGAGGGCATTCCCCTGGGTTGGTATCAGCCAAGTTGGTCATGTTGTCTTCTTCTTGGAACCCGGTCGTGGGGTTCTCATTGCAGGGAATACTTATGTCGGGCTGGAAAGTTCAGCATTCAAAGATGAAGCCTTTGAGCCGTTCAACGGGACACTGATCATCTCTGAGAACCTGCCGCGATGAATAGCCCAAACGGGATGTTCCCACCACCGCTTGACAAGTGGGACTTAATGTTCCGCTTGTTGTTTGGCCTCTGCATTATCGGGCTGTTCCTCGCTCATGTTCATTCATAAGCCACCGAGGCCAGCTGTTACATCGGACATTAATGTCGGCATTGGCATCCTACGTCCTGAGATGTTGGTGAAGTTGTCGGACCTTCGTTCAATCGAGCTTCGGCGTTACCACGTTGGGCTATCTGCCTACTACGGCACAGACATCTATTCACACTTAGCGTACCGGCCACCCGGCTCTGTACCAATAGTTGCACCGAGCTGCCTCAATCGCGGCAACTAGGTTCCACTAAAACAGCACACACATTCATCGCGTCAACATCAAGGTCATTCCTCCGGGGGTGGCCTTTTTTTGTTGTCCGCCAGTTACTCCACGGAGAGAGAACGAAAATGCCAGAGTGCATCAATCAAGTCATGACCGCCGAGCGGAAGTTCCGGTCAATCTGTACGGCCTTCGGAAAAAACGCCTCCTACGAAACAGCAGCCCTGAAGCAGAAGGCCCGTCGCGAGTTCATCGCAGCGTGTGATGCCGTCCGCGCGTCCTTTGAGGTGGTTTACTGATGTCCCGCTTCATCCTCGACTGCGAGACCAACGGTCTGTTGGACACTATGGACGTGATCCATAGCCTCTGCATGAAAGACTTGGACACGGGGGTGACAATTTCCGCATGTGACCGTCACTACACCAGCGACAGCGCTGACGTGGTTACGACGTTCGGGATCGAAGAAGCACTTCGTGTCGCGATGGAAGCTGGCGAACTCATAGGGCACAACCTCCTGAAGTTCGACATCCCGGCACTCCAGATTGTCTACCCATGGTTCAAACCCAAGGGCAAGATTACTGACACCCTCATCCTCTCCCGCCTGATCTGGTCGGATATGAAGGAAGCAGACTTCGCGTTCCGCAAGAAGGTACGTGGCAAGAACTTCCCCGGTCACATGATCGGCAGGCACTCGCTAGAGTCTTGGGGTCTACGCCTTCAGTTCCCGAAGGATGACTATAAAGCGCTCGCTAAAGAGGCCGGTGTCCACCCTTGGGCTGAGTGGTGGCCGACGATGCAGACCTACTGTGAACGGGATGTCGAGGTCACTGGCAAACTCTACGAACTCATCCAGAGCAAGAACTACTCGGAAGAAGCGATAGAGCTTGAGCACGACTTTGCTGACATCATCTTTCAACAAGAGCAGGTCGGCTTTCCGTTTGACGTGAAGAAGGCAGAGGCTCTCTACCAGAAGCTTGCTACCCGCCGTGACCAGATCGGCGAAGAACTGCAGGAGGTATTCCCTCCGCTTGAAGTGAGAACACCGTTCACACCGAAGGCCAATAACAGCAAGTTCAACTACCAGAAGGGTGTGCCAACTTTCAAGACCAAGACCGTTGTCTTCAACCCTGGCTCCCGTGACCACATCGCGGCTCGCTTGAAGTTGAACTATGGCTGGGAACCTAAAGCCTTCACGGCTGAGGGCAAAGCGCAGGTCGATGAGCAGATACTCTCAAAGCTGCCGTACCCTGAAGCGCCTATCCTCACTGAGTCTCTGCTTCTGACCAAACGTATCGGCCAGTTGGCTGAAGGTCGGCAGGCATGGCTCAAGCTGGAGAAGGCTGGCCGCATCTACGGACAGGTAGTGACGAACGGTACGCCAACCGCTCGGTGTACCCACTCCCGACCTAACATCACGCAGGTTCCTGCGTCAGGCTCGCTATATGGCGAGGATTGCCGGTCACTGTTCCACGCCCCCACTGGCTATAAGCTCGTAGGCGCTGACGCATCCGGTCTGGAACTGCGCTGTTTGGCTCACTACATGGCCCGCTACGATGGTGGTGCTTATGCCAAGGAAATCCTTGAGGGTGATGTTCACTCTGTAAACCAGCACGCTGCTGGCCTGCCTACTAGAGATAACGCCAAGACGTTTATCTATGCGTTCCTCTATGGGGCCGGTGACGCCAAGATTGGCGAGATCATCAAGGCTGGAGCGAAAGAGGGTAAGCGGATCAAGGAAGAGTTCCTCCGCAAGACACCCGCGCTCAAAGCTCTCAAGCGTGACGTGCAGGCTGCATACAAAACTAAGAAGGGCCTGCTCGTTGGTATCGACGGTCGAGTTCTTCACTGCCGTTCATCTCACTCTGCGTTGAACACACTGCTGCAAGCCAGCGGTGCTCTGTTGGTAAAGAAGGCGACTGTTCTTCTTTATCAAGACCTATCCACACAAGGATATAAATTCGGGACTGACTGGTCGTTGGTCGCTCACATTCATGACGAAGTGCAAATGCTCGTCAAAGAAGGATTGGAAGATCATGTTGGACAATGTGCAGTACGGGCATTTCAACGAGCAGGTGAACACTTCAACTGGCGTTGCCCCACAGACGGCGAGTTCAAGGTCGGCAACAATTGGGCAGAGACACACTAACACCTGTCGCCAGTGCAATGTGACGCTCGTACTGGGTGAGAACTGGACTGAAGGCAATATGCACCAGCGCCAGTACCGATGCCGCTCGTGCGTCAAGAAGGTCAATGCCCTTCGTATCTTTAAGAACGGCAAGTATCTCGGAATGTCGCGGGAAGCTCTGCTTCACATGATTGAGAAGGCGGATCATATCAAGGTCCGTCAGGTTCATCGTGTGCAGAAGCTCTACAAGAATGCCGACTCCAAGTATGTGTCAATCCCAGAGGGGTACATCTACGCGGTGATCAATGATGCTTGGCCTGGGTGGTACAAGATCGGGACCGCGTTGCTTCCAGAGAAGCGGCTCGCCTCCTACCAAACGTCTACTCCATTCCGTGACTTCAAGCTGGTCTATGAAGCGTTCACTACTGACCGCCTTGTGACTGAGCGTAAGGCCCACAACTTCTTCGATGGCATCGCAGCTGATCGGCGGGGTGAGTGGTTCTACGTCGAAGACTCGGAAATCGTCGCAAAATACTTCAACCACGTTCACCCAAGGGAGGAATGCTGATGTTCTTTCATTACCTAATCGCAGCTATCACCGTTATCTCCATCCTAGCTGCTGGCTGGGCTGTCGGTTGGTACGGCATGGCCTTCCTGTTCTGGCTGTCCGACCAATGATTATCACAGCGGCACTGACCGCCTTCACACTGCTTTGTCTCACATATGCGGGCTTTCTCGTGCTCTGCGGGTGGACGCTGCACAAACTGTTTGGGAGGCCATGAACCAATGAGAACGATCCTACTCGACGGTGACATCCTCGTGTTTACCTCAGCTTCCAGCAGTGAGAACTCTCGCCGCTGGAGTGACGGCATCTGGACACTAGATGCTGATGAGGACGCAGGCTTCCGCAAGATCGACGCAGGTCTTGCCCACATGAAAGAGAAGCTAGACGCCGACCGTATCCTCATTGCTTTGACCGATGATCACAACTATCGGAAAGACATCCTGCCAAGCTACAAGGAAAACCGGGGGGAGAAGCGTAAGCCTATGCTGATCCCGATCCTTCGCGATTACATCACCGAAGAATACGGTGCCGTGGTGAAGCCGGGACTGGAGGGTGATGACCTTCTGGGTATCTGGGCAACACACCCTACGTTGGTGCAGGGGGAAAAGATCATCTGGTCGATTGATAAGGACATGCGGACGATCCCGTGCTCCCTCTATCAGGGTGACGAGGTTATGGCAGTGAGCAAGGAAGAGGCCGACCGCTGGCACCTCATCCAGTCCCTCGCTGGTGATGCCACAGACAACTATGGCGGGTGCCCCGGCATTGGGATGACCAAGGCTGCTGAGATTGTGGATGACCCTCATCTCGTGGTGAGGACGACCCGCATCCTAAAGTCTGGACCTAATGCTGGTAAGGAAAGCTCACAATGGACCAAAGGTGACTCCTGCTCTCCATGGGAAGCAATTGTCTCTCACTACGTCAAGGCCGGTCTCTGTGAGGCTGAGGCCCTGACCCAAGCCCGCTGTGCTCGGATACTTCGTGCAGAGGACTATGACTTCAAGAAGAAGGAACCAATTCTTTGGAGACCAAAATGATTGAAAGATGGGCCAGCTCAGGTGAGCCCAAGCTAGTGGCGCTGTACTCCCCTGTCATGCAGTCAGGTAAGAGCACGATCTCATATTTTCTTGGCAGGTACAGTGGTTTCAAACCCCTTTCCTTTGCTGGGCCAATGAAGGCGATGATACATACTCTTTTGACCGAACTGGGCATCACGTCAAGAGAAGCCGATAGACTACTGAGCAGTGGTAAAGAGGATCAGTTATCTATCCTACGAACACTAGGTGGCTCAGAGCCTCTCAAACTAACGGTACGGCACCTTATGCAAACTCTAGGAACTGAGTGGGCACAGCATCAGATACACAGAGACTTCTGGGTTGCAGCTTTTGATGAACAATTGGACGCTGCTTTCTGTGAAGGGCGTAGTGTTGTTGTTGATGACCTACGGTTTCCGCATGAGTACGAGTATCTACTATCTCGGGGTGCGTTGATCGCCCGTGTGGATCGCCCCTCAGCAGTCGCCAGTAATGGTCATAAGTCTGAGGGGCTGCTTAACGACAAGCCATGCTCCGTGATCCTCAAAAATACGGGCTCTTTACAGGAACTGGGTGCTGCCGCCCTTTCTCTGGTTCGGCCCATTTAGGTTCCACTAAAACAGGACAAAACGATGGCTGACAGCCTCCCACATATTCCTCCCACTTTAGCGAAGGCCCTCCTCAAGCGTTATCCTGAAGTCAGGGACACCAAGAATAAGCCGCATGCAAACCTCATCTTTGAACTTGCCCAGCGCGACTTTGTGATTTGGCTTAATGACCAGTGCGAGGAGCAACAACGGACTCGAAACTGAATGTGTATGCCAAGCTCACCTCCTCCTGCTGAGGAGCCCGCGCCGCCGCCTCCACCTCCTACCTCTGAAGTAGTCTCTCCTGAGATTGCGAACAACGAGAAGAAGGCTAAGGCGAAAGCAAAAAGACAGGGTGTTTCTGCTCTCCGTATTCCATTGAATGCGCCGGGTGGTGCCTCTGCACTGAATATCCCAGCCGGTTAATCCATGTCTCAAGGCAAAGCGCAGAAGCGTTATGCCCAGCTGGAACACCTGAGAGCACCTTTCCTTCGCCGAGCAAGGGATGCGTCCAAGTTGACGCTCCCTGCGCTTGTACCTCCCGAGGGAAAGAATGGTTCACGAAACTACTCAACGCCGTACCAAGGCATTGGGGCTCGTGGTGTTAACAACTTGGCGAACAAACTACTCATCGCACTTCTCCCCCCGAACACTCCATTCTTCCGCATGTCAGTGAAACCCGCTGACCTCAAACAACTGGAAGACGACCCAGAAGCAAAAGACCGTATCGAGAGCGACCTTTCTGATTATGAAAGAGCCGCCATGCGAGATGTCGAAGCGTCGGGTGATCGGGTAGGGGTCTTTGAGGCACTTAAGCATCTCATCGTCGCTGGTAACATTCTGCTCTACAAAGGGCGTGATGGTCTGCGCGTCTGGCACCTGGACAGTTATGTCTGTGTCAGAGACCCGATGGGAAACCTTATTGAACTGGTGACACGGGAAACTGTCTCACCTTCTGTTTTTTCCAAGTACGAACGGTTTAAGGCCGCTCTTGATCTGGAACTCCTTAAGACCAAGACGATGACGGGTGATGAGCCCACAGTCGATATTTATACCCATGTGTCTGTCAACGATGACAACATGTGGGAGGTCTACCAAGAGACAAACGGGCTAGTGATCCCGAAGTCACGCGGGACATTCCCCCTAACTGAGAACCCCTACATCCCTCTCCGCTTTACGCGGATCGACGGTGAGTCTTATGGGCGTGGTCATGTTGAGGAATATTACGGCGACCTAAAGTCACTCGAAAGCCTGACACGATCAATCGTGCAGGGCGCTGCTGCAGCTGCGAAAGTGAACTTCTTCGTCAACCCAAACGGGACCACAAAGAAGGCAGCACTATCTAAAGCCGAAAACGGTGACATTCTTACTGGTAAAGCAGATGACGTTAGTGTCCTCCGCCTTGATAAGGGCGCGGACTTCCGTGTTGCTATGACCACGATGGAGAACATCACCACTCGACTTTCGTTCGCTTTCCTCTTGAACAGCACAGTTCAGCGTGATGCTGATCGTGTGACTGCTGAAGAAATCCGCTACGTCGCGGGCGAACTAGAAGATGCACTCGGTGGGTTATACTCCCTGTTAGCGCAGGAGTTCCAACTTCCCTACATCCGGCGTGTACTCAAAGTGAGCAAACTACCCAAGCTCCCGAAGGATATTGTTGAGCCTGTCATTATCACCGGCATTGAGGCGTTAGGCCGAGGCCATGATCTACGCAAGCTCGAAACCTTTGTGGGTAACGTGACGCAGGTTCTGGGTCCACAGGTAATCTCACAATTCATCAACCCGTTAGTCTACCTCCAACGTGCTGCAGCTGCAGTGGGTGTTGACTCCAGCGGTCTTATTAAGACCAAGGACGAGATGGCCCAAGAGCAGGCGCAGGCACAGCAGACACAGCTTACGGAAAAACTTGCCCCTGACCTGATCAAGGCGGGCGGTGCAATCGCCCAGCAGGGCATGGAGTAGATATGCAAGTCAAAACAGAAAGTGGCACTCTCGTATCGAGTGTTGCAGAAGAAGTGGCTGAGACCAATGCTGGTAAGCCAAAAAACCGGAAGCCAAAATCCGGCAAACAGTACGAAGCTGGCGGTGTCTTCCCCGGTGAGGTTTACAAGGCCGTAAGTGGCAACATCCACGAGGATAACTGATGCCAAGTCTTGATATGACATCCGAGCCAACGGGGAGTGAAGCACCTGCAGTAGAAACCCCTGCTGCGGAACAGGGCGAGCGCCCCGCGTGGCTACCTGAGAAGTTCGAGTCAGCAGAGGCAATGGCTGCTGCATACAGTGAGCTTGAGACAAAACAGTCAGCTGGTACTGAAGCAGCGGAAGGTGAAGAAACACCGGCTGCTGCTGAAACACCTGAAGGTGAAGAAACAGGTGATCCTGTCTACACACTTCCAGGTGTCGAGGCTGACCAGCTGCAGGGCTTCTTCGATGAGTTTGCCGAAGGTGGTGCTCTTGGTGACGAGAGCTACGCCAAGCTCAACGAAGCTGGTTACGACCGGGCGATGGTTGACAGCTACATCAAGGGTGCTACCGAAGCAAACGGCTACACACCTGAGCAAGAGAGCAGCATCATGAAAGCTGCCGGTGGCGAAGCAGAGTACGGTGAACTGATGGGTTGGGCTGCGAAGAACATGTCCCCCGAGGATCAGGCAACCTACAACGCTCTCATGGCAACCAACGACCCAGCGATCGCCAACCATGCAGTCAACTGGCTGAAGGCTTCCCATGACAAGGTTGAAGGTTCTGACCCAGAGCTGGTACATGGTGAGCGCAACACCGGCCCTGCCGTGGCTCCGTTCCAGTCTCAAGCCCAGGTAACAGCGGCGATGAAAGACCCTCGGTACAAGAAAGACCCTGCGTACCGCGCAGAGGTGGCTTCCCGACTTTCAAGCATGCCCTCCTGATGTGGGCCATTGTTGAGCTGTTAGGTTCTCTTGGAAAGGAATGGCTGGTTGGTAAGGTCGAAGTGAAGAAAGCTGAGACCAACGCCCGCATTGAGCATGCCTCCAAACGTATTGATGCTGAAGTCAATTGGGACACTGCGATGGCCCAAGGTGCAGCAACGTCATGGAAGGACGAGTGGTGGACTATCCTAGTCTCTATCCCGCTAGTCCTTGTGTTCTTCGAATATACGCGACCTGCTGTTCATGCAGGCTTCGTGGCACTTGAAGCGATGCCGCCTTGGTATATCTACCTTACGTCAGTAGCCTTCGCGGCTGCATTTGGTGTTCGGAAAGTGATCGAGAGCGTCGAACGTTTGATCAAGATGAAGAGACCCTAAGCCCTATCCATTCCTCTAGATAGGCTCCAAGACTGAGGACAGAAGTCAGACTACTCCAAGCGATAAGTAGCTAACCGCGCCTGTGCAGGCCGGAGTGAAGATAAGTCTTGTCGAGTGGGCGGTAGGTGGAAGCCCTACCAATAATTTGTACGCCTGTAGCTCAACGGTTAGAGCAACCCGCACCTTGTTGATCTTGGTAGTTAGAGGGAGATGTCGGTTCGACTCCGACTAGGTGTTCCAATGGGAAGTAGCTCAGCTGGCAGAGCACCGCACTGTTAATGCGGCGGTCGCAGGTTCGATCCCTGCCTTCCCAACCAACTATGTGCGTGGCCTGAAGTCAGCGGGCTGCAGACCCGAAGGGGCAGTACCTTCGCCATGTTCAACGACGCCTAGTAGTTCAACGATAGAACACCCCGCATGGGCGGGAAGACGGTGGTTTAACTCCACCCGAGGCGACCAATACCAAACCTCCAATGTGAATGGATTATCCGAGACACCTCTTTAGGTGCTCACTCCAGCCCTTACAGACGAACTACGCGCTTTAACTCTTGGCCGCTTGCGAGCGACAACCTTGCGTGACCCGTGTGCTTCTGAGTGCGGCTGACATCCACTCAAATTCACACACTGGAGATGGCTCATGCCAAACCTTACGTTCTCACGCCCCGGCGTGACTGACGGCGTATCTGACGGCTCTCATGCTGAGGACAACGCACTATTTCTGAAAACCTTCGGTGGCGAAGTAATGACCGCCTTTGAAGAAACCAATGTCATGGCTGACCGCCACATGCAGCGGACGATTACGTCAGGCAAATCCGCCTCGTTCCCCGCTACGTGGAAAGCTGACGCTTCCTACCACGTTCCTGCAACCAGCATCTTCGGCAATAACGACAGCGTGATTAAGAGCAATGAGCGCATTATCAACATTGACGATGCCCTTGTCTCTGCAACCTTCGTTGCTGAAATTGATGAGCTGAAGAACCACTACGAAGTTCGCTCTGAATACTCTGAGCAGCTTGGTGTCGCTCTTGCAAAAGCATTCGACGTTAACACGCTGGCTGTTGGTATCCTTGCGGCCCGCGCTTCTGCGACTGTAGCCGGTGCAAACGGCGGCTCAGCTATCACTGACGCTGACTCTGCTACGAACGGCGAGTCCCTTGCAGCTTCCATCTTTGAAGCTGGTCAGAAGTTTGACGAGAAAGACGTGCCTGAGATGGAACGCTTTGCTGTTGTGAAGCCTGCTCAGTACAACCTGCTCGCACAGACGACCAAACTGATCAACAAGGATTGGGGCGGCTCTGGCGTCTACGCTGACGGTACGATCAACCGCATTGACGGCATTGAGCTGGTCAAGTCGAACAACCTGCCAAACGGCACAGTATCGGCGCTGTCTGGCGCACAGAACGTCTACAACGGCACGTTCAACACGTCTTGCTTGGTCTTCCAGAAGAAGGCTGTGGGCACTGTTAAGTTGCTCGACCTCTCTGTGTCTCACACTGAGAAGGACGGTGACTTCTTCACACAGTACCTCGGGTACTTGCTGACGGCTCGGTACGTCATGGGTCACGGCATCCTGCGCCCTGAGTGCGCCGTCGAGATCAAGACTGCCTAATCACTATTGAAGGGAGGGTTCCTGCACGGGGCCTTCCCTTTTTTTTCATTTAAGTTCCACTCATAGAGCGAGCCAATTGACCGCATTAGAAACACCTGTACCAACAACAGAGCTTGCCGCCGTTAACGCAATGCTCCTCGCCATTACTGAAGCACCTGTGAACACGCTCACCGGGCTTGTCACCACGGACGTTGCGACAGCCAAGCGCCTTCTCTCTGAGGAGACAGTAGCTGTTCAGTCAAAGGGTTGGACATTCAACACTGAGTTTGACTACCCGCTTTCACCTGACATCTCAGGCGAAGTGACGATCCCCAAGAACACCGCGCGTGTTGATGTTGACAGCCGCCACGATATTGATGTCGTGCAGCGAGGCTCACGTCTATACGACCGCAAGAACCATACATACACCTTCTCAGACAAGTTGAGTTGCACCATCGTCTTGCTGCTGCCCTTTGAGGAGCTACCTCAATCGGCTCGCTATTACGTAACAATCCGCGCGGTCCGAAAGTTCCAGAGCAAGGTAATCGGCTCTGAGACATCGGACGGCTACAACGCTGAAGACGAAAGGGATGCCAAGCTCACGCTGGAAGAGACCGAGGCCGACAACGGTGATCACAACATCTTCAACAACTACCACTCAGCAAGCATCCTCGACCGCACAAGTGGTGGCTACTAATGACCCGCGTAGCTGACACGATCCCAAACATGATCAACGGCGTAAGCCAGCAGCCTGCAAATTTGCGACTGCCCACACAGGGTGTTCACTGTGAGAACGCCTATTGCTCCGTGGTAGAGGGTCTGAGCAAACGCCCACCTCTCATCTACGGGGGTAGTCTTGCAGGGGTGAACCAAGTCGGTAAATCCCACTTCCACGACATTGATCGCGGTGATGATGAACAGTATCTCGTTGAAATCATCAATGGTGACTTGAAGGTGTTCGACCTTGAAGGCAACGCTCAAACAGTGAACTTCCCAAACGGAAAGGCATACCTGTCAAACGGTAATCCCGAAAGCCGGTTCCACACCATGACAGTGGCCGACTACACTTTCATCGTCAACAAAGACATCGTAACTGCGATGGATGCAGGAAGCACTTCACCTGTTCTGGAAGACAGGGCGGTGTTCTGGATTAAGCAGGGTGCATACCGTACCAAGTATAAGATCAATACAGATGTTTGGACAGGTGGTTACTCCACCCCCTCTGGTACAACTCCTGATTTCGCTCTCTTTGTGGGAACTTCCTACATTGCAAACGTCATCTACTCACACACAGGTGGTCCCGGTGTAAACGATGAACTCGTAGGCACGGCCATGAACTCCTTGGCAGCTCCCTACACTCATGGGATTGATGGAAGCGTATTCTATCTGCACAGAACAAACGGTTCTCTCGGGCAGGTCTCGGTTAGCGACGATATTGGAAACTCAGCTCTCAAGCTGATTTATAAATCAATCAAGACACTTGCTGATCTGCCTGAAACCTGCGTCAACGGTCACCGTATTGAGGTCATAGGCAGTGATGGCGCAATAAGCGACAACTACTGGCTCAAGTTCACGACGAATGGTGGTGGTACGTTGGGGAGCGGAAAGTGGGAAGAGTGTGCTGCACCCGGTGTTGGTCAGTCGCTGAACGCAGCGACCATGCCCCACCAACTCGTTCGTGAGGCAAACGGCACGTTCACTTTCTCTCAGGCGAGCTGGGATGACCGAGCAGCTGGTAATGATGACACCAACCCCATCCCATCGTTCGTTGGTCAGAAGATCACAAGTGTCTTCTTCTACCTGAATAGATTGGGTTTCTTGTCCGAGCAGAACGTCATCATGTCTACTGCAGGTGAGTTCTTCAATTTCTTTCGGCCAACAGTTACGACAACATTGGATACCGATCCTGTGGACATCGCAGTGACCCATACAAAGGTTGCAACCCTGAAGGCCGCACTTCCAGCAAACAAAAAGCTTCTTCTGTTTAGCGACCACACACAGTTCGTTCTGGATACCCAAGGTCAGCCACTCACGGTTGACAACATCTCAGTCCCTCCGATTACTGAGTTCGAGAACACTCCTGACAAAGTGACCCCCGTGTCCAACGGGAAATTCGTGTACTTCGCGACAGAGAGTGGAAGCAATGCTGGCATCTTGGAATACTTTATTGCGGATGAGAATGCTGCAGCTCCCTCGGATGCCGCAGAGATCACGGCACATGTTCCCTCCTATATCCCGGCTGGTGTGAGGCAGATTGCCTCGTCCTCAAACGACGACATGATCACGGTTCTGACTGACGGTGATTTGACTTCGCTCTTTGTGTACCAATTCTACTGGTCTGGACGGGACAAACTTCAATCCGCATGGCACAGGTGGAGCTTTAATGGCGCGGTGATCCGTTCTGCATTCTTCATCCGGTCTAAGCTGTATGTTGTGCTTCAAAGGGCAGACGGAACGACTATTGAGAGTGTTGACGTATCTGAAGGGCAGAGTGATCCATCGCTTTCCTTCCTGATCCACCTGGATAGGCGGGTGACGGATGCTCAATGTACTGCGGTCTACAGCGCAGGTACGAACAAGACGACGATCACACTCCCGTACGCAGACACGCTTCCGTTTGAATTGGTGCTACGGGCGGGGACGCCGAAAGGTGTTGTCAACCAAGTCGTCGCACACACCAAAGTGTCGAACAACACACTGTTGGTAAATGGGGATTATTCCTCTGCTCTCTTCTACGTGGGTGTCTCTTATCGCTTCCGTTATCGTATCTCAACGATCGTTGTGCGTGAGGACGCAAACGGCGGAGGGCGCAATGTGATCGCAGACGGTCGGCTCCAGCTCAAGACAATGACGCTACTATACGACCGAAGTGCTGGGTTCACTGTTGAAGTTACTCCGCTGTATCGAGATACCAACGTCCACAAATACACGGGCCGAACTATCGGTGATGGTGAAAACCTCATCGGCCAGATCACTCCCGATAGCGGTGAGTTCTTCTTCGTGATTATGTCCAAGAACGATCAAGTCGTTATCGACATCATGAACGACACCTTCCTTCCATCCCGCTTCCTCTCAGCCGAGTGGACCGGCGACCTAACTCTAAAGAACAAGAGAATTTGACCAACTACTACGTTCGTCCAGCTTCGGCTGATGACGTTGAGTGGCTGGCTCCCCGACTGCGTGAGGCCGACTTGCAAGAGATTGCAGCTGGCACAGGGGAGCCTGCGCTCTCCGTACTGACCAGAGGTCTCACGACCAGTCGCCCTTGTTTGGTCGGCTGTGTCAATGACGATCCAATAGTGATCTTTGGTGTTGCACCCAACAGTGACAACTCCGGGTCTATCTGGATGCTCGCTACTGATGCAATCGTGACGCACCGCAGGGCGTATCTCTCTATGTGCAGTTCTTGGTTGAACACGTTGAATGGGCTCTATCCCACTCTCCTTTGTTTGGCCGACGCACGGAACACCGTCCACCACCGGCTCATTAAGTGGGCTGGCTTCCGGTACCACGGGAAGATTGAAAGCCACGGTGTTGCACAGCTTCCATTTCTACTTTTCACGAGACAATTGAATGTGTGAACCAGTAACAATCACCACGACGACGATGCTCTACATCTCCCTTGCGACGGCAGCAGCCAGCGCGGCGGCGAGCTTTATGATGCAGAAGGCGGCGACAGATAAGCAGAATGCTCAGCGGGCGCAAACCCGCAAGAATGCAGTCTCTGCCTATGAGAACCAGATTAAGCAGTCTGTCGTACAGGAAGATCAGGACGACCAGTCAGTCGCTCTGAAGCTGACCGATGCGAAAATCAAGGGCGCACAGGCAGAAGCGACCGCGCTTGTGGCCGCTGGCGAGTCTGGTATTGGAGGAAACTCCGTTGTGAACGCTATCAGTGACTTCAACGCTCAAGAAGGGCGCTATGAGTCCGCTGTATTACAGCAGTCCGACTTTGACTCCATCAACCGACAGTTCCAGCTCGAAGGTATGCAGGCACAGGCCGCTGGCCGTGTACAGGCCGCATCCCCCGTGAGTGGACCGTCAGCCGGTCTCGCGCTTCTTGATTTTGGAAGCAGTGCGGTTGGCAGCTACTCCAGCTTTTCAGATAAAACCTCAAAGGGAGGATAAAACCAGATGCCAGACTTAGGTCTAACACCGAATGTCCGACCTAGCGTTGGCTTCACGGACACCTTCCACCAAGCGCCTCAAGCAGATCTCACTGGTCTGTCTGAGTTGTCTGCGAGTCTTGATCGCTTCAAAGGGCGCGCCGACAAGGTGATCGGGGAGCAGACGGAAGTGCTAAGCGAAGAGGAACTTGCAGAAGGGCAGGCGGCTTACGAAGCCTCCCGAGCAACACTGAACGGTGCTATCCGTGAAGGCACTATCCCGGCGGGAGCGACCCCTCACTTCCGGCGCGGCTGGAGGTTGAGCCAGCTGTCCAACCTTGCGTCCACTGTTGATGTAAAGCTTCGACAGGAATATGCCCAGGACCCGATCCGATCTTCGGACAATGTTGATGAGGTGAGGGCTTGGTATGCGGTGCGGGCCAATGAGCTGCTCTTAGAGAGTGGCGGAGACCAATTCTCCCCGGCGATGCTCGCTGAAGCCTATTACCCTGGCATTCGTCAGGCTGAGGCAAGCCTAGCGAATAATCACGTCAATGCTCGTATTAAGTTCGCTGAAGAACAGGCTGTAGCTGAGCTGGATATTTCATTTCAGAACACGCTACGGGGTATTCAGGAGAACAATGGCTGGGAGGACAACCCGTCCGGCAGTGCGCAAGCTGCAGGTCGGACCCTTCAAGCTCGTGCTGACGAGATGGTCGCCAACGGCATGTCCCCCACAATCGTCAACAAGGTCATGCAGGAGGCTATTCTGGCACATGCTGAGGATGCAAATGACCCGGATGTCTTGGAGGTGGCGAACCATATCAGGACAGGTACAGGTAGCCTTGCAGGCACGTCTGCGTGGCGTGAAGCCTCCGAGAGAATGGAGGATGCACTTCAGTCAGAACGTGAAAGGGAAGTCCGCTTCGGTGATTACCTCACTCAGCGAAACCGCGACGAAACTGTCCGTCAAACACTGGTAGGCGGCTTTGAGGCCATTCTTAATGACCCCTCAGCTGACCTGAAGGAACACTTGAAGGTACTTGGGTCCATTGATCCAACGTCAGCACTCGCCTTGGACCGCGCTCAGGCGCAAATCATGGAGAGAGAGCAGCGTATCGTGGAAGACCATGAAGAAGTAGTGGAGCTTAAAGGGCTTGCTATCTCTGACCCGGACGCCGCCATGAGTGCCGTTCTTCAAGGTGTTGCCGAAGGTAGGTTCACGCAGTCAACTACGAGTTCGACTCTGGCTCTTGTCAGGAGCGTTCGTAACGATGGTGGTCTGTTTGCTGATGCAATCGTAGCTTCAGAGATCAGCTCCCTTCGGAGTGTTATTGCCGGTAATGACTTCAGCTCAACCGCTGAGAGTGCCGAAACATGGCGCAGAGCCCAGCGGGACGTAAAGATTGAACTCACGCAGTGGGTAGCAACGGCGACCCTAGAGAGCAATGGAACTCCACCTCCTCGATCAAAGATTTATGACGCGCTTAGTCGCATCACAGACCGCGCTGCCCGCCGTTATGCCGCTGAAGATGTGGCTGAGGTGGACAAAGAACTCAACAGAACTTCCGCTGAGACTCTCCTTCCAGAACAGGGGGCTCAGACAACTCCCTCATGGGCGGAATAGTCATAAGAAAGTAATACTGAATGAACGAAGCACAGCGCAGTGACATTGAATATCTCATTGCACATCCAGACCAAGCTGCCAAATTCGATGCAGCGTTTGGGGAGGGGGCGGCACAGAGTCACCTCCAACCACCAGAAGAAGAGAGTGGGTTCATCGACACAGCGGCTAGTGTGGGGGCTGGTGTCGTGGACGGCATCACGTCCGCAGTGAACAATGTGCTTGATCTCCCTGACGATCTGGGGGCGAACGACATCCCAAAGCCTGCCCTCACTTTTGGCGAGGACGCGGACAATGGCGTTGTAGGCGTTCGTATGGTCTCTGACCGGGAAGCATTCGCCGAGTCTGGTATTGACATTTCAACGGCGGGCGCTCGCATTCCACGGATCGTCAACAAGGATGAGGCGAAAGATGAGGGGCTCGACTATCACGTCCCCAAAGGTATCGTTCAGTTCGCGACAGGGTTGGTGGGTCTAGGCAAGCTTGGTCTTGTACCGAAGGCAGCGACCACCGCAGGTAAAGCTGTGACAGCTCTTGTAGCTGGGGCAGCGGTTGACGTTGCTGTATTCGATCCTAGAGACCCGCGCTTCGCTGACATGATCCGAGAGTTTGCGCCGGACGTTGAGTCCGACATCCTCGACTATCTGGCTTCCAGTGATGATGATACAGACGCTGAAGGCCGGTTGAAGAACGCTATCGAAGGGTCACTCCTCGGTATTGGCTCTGAGCTACTCTTCTCCATCGCTCGTGGCATGAAGGCGGGCACACAAGCTGTCAGGGAAGCACATCGAACAGCTGGTGGAGCTGACGAAGCGTTGAACTCTACCATCAGCGGGACAGTGAAACCTGATGAAGACGTGCTGGCTGGGATCGCTAAAGAGGTCTCAGAGGAGATCGAAGCTATCCTCCCTGCACAGCAACGCGCACAGATGGCCGATCAGTTTGAACTCTTTCCAGAGCTTCCAGCAGTTCCTGTCCGTGCGGACGACCTGCCTCCTGGCACCGCTGCAGTAGCGGCCCGCACACCTTCCGGCATTGACCTGAAGGCCCTCACCGAGGACTACCAACGGGCGGGACTGACGGTTGATCATGCTCCTAGCTACTCCGACCTCTCGTCCGTGGGGCAACGTGCCTTCAATTGGGACAAGATGGGAAGCGGGATGGACGTAAAGCTCGTGTTGCAAGATACAGCGGAGGCACTTGGTCCAACACTCAGCCGAACTCTCGGTAATGGCCCCCGGTCAATGGAGTCAATCCGCAACGCAGCTCTACGCGATGTGGCAGACATCATAGGGGAAGGCTATGCGCCGTTCGCTGAACGTGTTGCCCGGATGGCGGACACGGCAGATGAACAGGCCCGTACCCTCGTGGCTGGCAAAATGATGATGCAGTCGCTGGGTGAGCAACTCTCCCGTGATACACGTATCCTCACGCACAGCGGTGACGATCCATTTGTCCGTGCGCGTGTTGAGCAGCTAACGGAAACACTGTTGGACTTGCAAGGTAATCTGAAGGTTATCCAGACAGGAACAGCCCGCGCTGTTCGGTCAGGCGCTCTGAATACGAGTGCTCTTGTGCGTATCTCTGCAGCGGATGGTGATCCAAGGGAAATTCTGGCTGCCACACGGGGTACAGCAATGCACCGTGGCATCAACATGGTCAATGAATTCTGGTTGAACTCCATTCTGTCAGGACCGAAGACACACATGGTCAATGTCATGTCGAACGGCATGCAGACGATCTCACATCCGGTGGCTCAGTTCATTGGTGGTATGCAGACACGCAACCCAGAGGTACGTGAGCAGGCAGTATTCCAGCTTATGTCCCTGAAGCGCGAGATGGCCGACTCGTGGCGCATGGCTGTGAAGTCATTCAAGATGGGTGACAATATCCTTGATGTCCGCAACGCTACAGATGACCGACCAGTACATCACGCCATTTCAGCAGCTAATGCTGGCGTCGGTGACACACCTGTTGGCTCCTTCGTAGACACGGTTGGTACAGTCACACGACTTCCGTCCCGTGCTCTCCTGGCTGAAGATGAGTTCTTTAAGCAGTTGAACTTCCGGGCAAACATGTCTGGACGGCTTGCAGTTGAAGCCCGCGCAAATGGCCTTAAGGGTGACGAGATGTGGGACTGGATTGCCAGAGAGATGGACAGCCGAGTGTTGGACGACATGGGCAACCTTCGACGCAATGCCACAGGCGCACTTGATGAGGATGTTGAAGGCGGTCTACAAGCCGCTCGCTATGCGACGTTCACTCAAGACCTTCTACCGGGTTCTGCTTCGGCAAAATACTCGGAGTTTGTAAACGCCGTGCCAATCATGCGGCAGATTTCTCCATTCGTGCGTACACCTGCGAACATTATCAAGATGGCGGCGACGATGACACCCGGTGCTCGTCACCTAGTGTCTGACTACAAGGCCATGATGGGCTCCGGTGATCCTGAACTAGTTGCGAAGGCAACAGGTATGGCGCGTATGGGCGAGATGGTCTGGATTTCAGGCTTGATGCTTGCTTCACAAGGCGCTCTGACAGGTGGTGGTCCGAAAGACCCGCACTTAAGGAAGCTCTGGTTTGATGCTGGGCACCGTCCATACACGATCAACATCGGTGGAGAAGCAGTCTCTTATCAAAGGATTGACCCATTTGGTCTCCCTCTTGCGTTGATTGCAGACTTCGCTGAAGTGTCGGGAACGATGGAAGCAGAGAATGCTGAGCTTACAAGCATTGTGTCCACAGCTGCTTTGGCAGTGGGACGCACACTGACTGACAAGACCTACCTTCAGGGGTGGGGTGAGTTCTTCGAGCTTATGGAGTCACGCAGTGAGGATCATGCAAGTTCAATCCTTCGCAGAAGGCTGGCCTCCTTCCAACCCTTCTCATCGCTTACACGGCAGGTGGCCGCAGAGATTGACCCAGTGCTTCGTGAACAGCACGATTTGATCGGGACGTTCAAAGCGCAGGTTCCTGGCCTGTCTGATACTCTCCCCCCACGGCGCTCTTGGCTGACCGGGGAACCGATCACACGTCCCGGCTTCTACATGAACCCGCTCACTGTTGAAGGCATCACGCCAAACCCGGTTGCGCAGGAGTTGACCAACCTCGGGCACTCATTCCAAGGACCAGAGAAGTCAATGGAAGGTGTCGAGCTTACGCCTGAACAGTATTCGCGTTTTGTAGAACTGAATGGGACAGTGCGTGTACATGGTCGGACACTCATGGAAGACCTAGACAGGCTGTTTAGATCAGCTCGATATACGGAAGCACCGGAGCATCAGCCCGGAGTCGAAACCCGCCGTCTTCGTTATACACGCCGCGTTATCGAGAACCACCGCAAGGCAGCTCGAAGAACTCTAAAGCGTGAAGACGAAACACTAATGGACCAGATCAGGTCCGCTGCTCAAAGCCAACGCGCTGCTCTATCGAGTGACGAAGCAACGGCGCAGAGCGGTATCGAAGAACTACTAAACCTCAACCGATAAACCAAACGAGGGGCCTGCCCAGCGGTGGGCCTCTCTCTTCGGAGTAATGAATGGCAGAAAGCTACGTCCAAATTCCTGCGGACGGTTCTACTACGGTGTTCAATTTCAATTTCGACTACCTCGACACATCACATGTTACCGTACTTGTTGATGGGGTAGACACTTCCTTCTCGTGGCTTGGCACCTACTCGGTGTCCGTATCGCCTGCTCCAGCATCCGGCAAGCAGGTGCGTGTCCGCCGCACGACCCCCCGCGACGAACCTGTTGTCAACTACACAGATGGTTCTGTCCTCGTGGAGGCTGACCTCGACGCAACCAGTCTTCAGATGCTGTACGTCGCTGTAGAAGCATTTGATGCTGCGTCTGAGACACTTCAGCAGACAGCACTTGGTGTGTTTGATGCTCTTGACCTGCGGATCGCAAATGTCGGCCCTGCGACCGACCAAGATGATGCGGTCACCGTGCGTTACATCGAAGACAATTATTCGACACCATTTGCGTCTGTTCAAGCTGCACTTACCGCCGCCGCTCTTGATACAGCTACGGCCAGTGATGCAAAGTCTGCGACCGCAGCCCTACACGCAGCTACGCAGATACTACATGATGCTGTTGTAGTGATGCGGAATGAGGTTGCTGCTAACCAGCTACTCACTGCTGCAGATGTAGCGACTTCAGCGTCAAACAAGGCCCAGACGGCACTAGATGTCGCTACGACTGCAGGACACGCCTCCTCAACAGCTTCTGACAGAACACAGACGGGCCTTGACGCGGCTGCGACTGCTGCTGACCGCGCTCAGGTTGCCTTGGACGCAGCTAACGTGTCCATTGCAGTCGGCGGATCATTGCTTGCTCTAAATAACCTGTCAGACCTTACAGATGTTGTTGCTGCTCGAACTAACATGGGTATTGGCGTAGACGATTCATTGGTTCTTTCTCAGGTTAGAGTGCAAGGCCCTCTCAGCTCTGTAGGTGTCTATGACCGAACCACGGGCGGTGCAGACGGTCACCTCTTATACACCTCGGGAGGTGTTCTTCGAGTCTATAGCCTAGGCAATAGCGCTGACGTTCTTCAAATCACGGATGAGGGGAAGCTAACAATCCCAGGTCCGTTGACGGTTGGTGGTAAGAAATTTACGCAACCTTCAGAGCCTAACCTCCTAGTTAATGGCGACTTCCAGGTTTGGCAGCGGGGAACAACATTTGCCAACGCTGCAGGCTACACAGCTGACAGGTGGTACACAAAC